AGGCTCTGGCGACTAACCTGATTGTTTCCGATCGCTTCCGCATGATCCTCGATGACAACGGGGTATCTGCCACGGTAGATCTTATAAAATCAGCGTTTCCCGATTCGCCGCCGGACATCCTTACATTCGATCCGCTCATCAACCTATTCGACCAAGAGAACGAGAGCGACAACGCTCAAATGATCAAGTTCTTGCAGCTTCGCATCGAAGCTGTCCGAGAGGCAATCAATCCGCGCGCGGCTGTCATTATGGTTCACCACGCGACCAAGAAATCAGCAGATGAAATACGCAAAGATCCCTTTTTGATTATCCGTGGCGCAGGCGCGCTACGTGGCTACTACGATACTGGGATAGTCATCTTTAAGAAGTCAGAAGAAACCGAAGAAAGAGAAATCCACTTCGATCTAAGAGCAGCAGAAAGCCCAAAGCCGATTACAGCACAGCTTATAAACGGAACGTTCAAACACTTAGGAACCACAAAAAATGACGATCCAGACTCATGGCCGCCAGAGGGCGTTCAGGAGCGGATACTTAGCGCAATCGACTTCGCGTGGCATCAGAAGATGCCGTGGAGCCTTTCGCCTCAGACGAGGAGAGAGGGGAGATATGCGCCAAAACTGATCCAAAAACAGTTCAACGTGCACCCTCAAGTGGCCGAGCAAATGATCCTTCATTGGCTCGAAGAGCGTGTGCTTTCAGTCGAAGTTTACAACCGAAATACGAAGTCAAAAGGCCTGAAACGCGTTGCGGAAGTTGCGGAAGTTGAAGAAAAAACTCAATGAAATCAATTGCGGAAGTCTTGCGGAAGTTGCGGAAGTTGCTCTGTAAGTCATTGATTTCATTGCGGAGGTGTTGCGTGCGGAACCACCTCTATATCTTCGATATAGACGCCGCGGCCTAAGCTGCGCGGCGTCTGGGAAGGAAAGGAAGTCTGTCATGATCGATCCAATCTACCGAGACGACGTGCAGTGTTTCGTTCGCGAGCTGCGGTACGATTTCAAACAGCGCATGGGGCATCTGATGCTCGAATACGGCGCGTGCACCGATATGCGTGGCTGTATCAATCTATTCAAAAAGATCGACACCGATGTTCAGGCTATCGCGACATACGCGGGCGGGAGACGGGACACAGCGTATTTGCTCAAGGACGGGAAATGGGAATCCCGTGTTGCTCCTGATGAGCGGCCGAAAGGTAGCACGGCCGCATGACCCTCGGCATACGCTGGTCGCGGGGACGGAAATTCATAATTGAGCGGAGACCAATTCCAATGGGGACGGCAGCAGTGGCGGCACGACGAGCGGGGCGACCAAGGAAGCAAAATGTCATCCGGGATGCATCAGGCAAATCACGGGGTGAAATCGTTGATTTCTCCGTGGTGCTGAATCAGCCGCACCGGCGGGGAGTGAGCGCAAAGCATGCGAAATCCGAACTGCTGGGATATGCGCTGGGCCGGCTTCGATTTTATGACAAGATTTCGGAGGATCAGCTTCGCGCCGGTAACGAATGGGCGCTGCTCGTTCGCGCCTTTGCCGCGGATCAAGGCATCCCAATCGGTTCGCCTCGTTCTGGAAGTATGGTCACGGACTCACACGGCCCCGCCTATTCGTTTTCTCTTGATGAGGCTACCCATACAGCGGAGAGGGCTCAAAATCGCTCAGTGAGTCTCTGTGGCCGATATAGCGAGTGCTTCGAAGCCATGGCTCTGCTTGGTCGGACGTTGGGCGTCGGTCGAAATATCCTGACGGTCATGCGAGATGTCTGCATCCAGGATCGGGATCCGCAGGAATGGCAGATCGGAGACTTGCGCTCGGGGTTGAACGCAATGGCGCGGATCTTCAAGATTGGATAATTGAAAAAATAACTTGCGGAGAAATTGCAAATCACATATGGTGAAATGAGACGCGCGGAATTGCGTCGATAATTTCAAGCCGCTCCGGATGATGTCCGTGAGCGGCTTTTTCATGGGCCTCGCATCCCATGGCCTACAGCCCATTCAGGTTTCGTCTCGCCGCTGTCGAACTGTCCCGCGCTGTTTATGAGCTGAGTAGGGAATGCAGAGAGGTTGATCGAATGAGTTCTATCAGCCGGCTGAAGGATAAACTGAGCCGAGCGGCTGGCGTAGCTCAGCGCGCCGCAGAGGCCATTGAGGCTGAAGCAGACGCATTGTTGGCTGAGGAAGAAGCGATCAAGGCCAAGACGGTTGAAGCCTTTTCGCCTCACAAGGCTCTCCTTGCAGAAGCCAAGACTGAGCTTGATGCAGTCAAGGACGCGCTAAACCTGATGTCGAATGGTGGCCCCCCTTTGCAAGATGCCGAGCCTTCCGAGCAGGTCGCATCCGCTGAAACTGTGCTGAAATATCCGAGGTTTGCATGATCCGCCTTCCACTCAGCCAGACAGGGCCAGCTGATCAGTTTGCCAAGGAGGTCGATAATCATGTGGAAGCCTTGACGGCTCACATGATGGGCGGTTCTGGGATTGCTGCTCCGAGGGCAGGCGATCTGGTCGAATGCGTCATCGCGCGCATCCCTCAGGATGGTCCTGTCGCGACACGTGGCCCTGACAGGTTCGTGGCTTTGCCATACGAGATCGTTGATGACCTTCCAAAGACGCCTGAGCAGCAGAGGGCAATAGAGACACTGCGGGAGACGATCAATGGCTGACGGCCTGAATGCAGGGCTGAAACAGGCAGGTGTTGCCACGCAATTCAAGAAAGGCCAATCAGGCAATCCTGGCGGACGTCCCAAGGGGATCGCGGCTAAGGCTCGCGAACATGCTGACAAGGCATTGGATGTGCTTGTGGAAGGGCTTTCGGACGGTGACGGGCGCATTCGGATTGCTGCCGCGAAGGAGCTTCTTGACCGTGGTTATGGCAAGGCTTTGACCATGACGGCTGATATTTCAAACAAGATCGAGGAGTTCGATGACGAATCTCTCGATGCTGCAATCTCTGTCCTCCGATCAGCGATCGGCGCTGATGCTGAGGTTGGAAGCGGAGAAGCAGCGCCGACTGCGCACTAATCGGCTCAAGCACTACAAGCCATATCCGAAGCAGAAGGAATTCCACGCTCTCAAGGTTCGGGAGCGTCTGTTCGTCGCTGGTAATCAGTTAGGGAAGACGCTTGCCGGCGCTGCCGAGACCTCGATGCACCTGACCGGAGAATATCCGGATTGGTGGGAAGGGCGGCGTTTCGGCAGGCCTGGGATCGTGATTGCCGGATCTGAATCGGCGGAATTGACCCGCGATGGCGTTCAGAGGCTTTTAGTAGGGCCGCCGGATCGCGAAGAGGAATGGGGCACCGGGTTTATCCCGCAGCGCTGCATTAAGGACCGTACGCGGCGCATGGGTGTTTCAAACGCCTTGGACACGGTGACGGTCAAGCATGTGTCTGGCGGTTATTCTACGCTCTATCTCAAGAGTTACGATCAGGGGCGGTCAAAGTGGCAGGCCAATACGGTTGATTTTGTGTGGTTCGATGAAGAACCGCCGGAGGATGTGTATTTCGAGGGCATAACCCGCACGAACGCCACCAAGGGTAGCGTCATGGTGACGTTCACACCGCTTAAGGGCATGTCGAGCGTGGTGGCTCGGTTCTTTCTGGAGGAAAGCCCAGACCGTGCAAAGGTCACGATGACCATTGAGGACGCCGAGCATTTCACCGAAGCCGAACGCAAAACGATCATTGACGGTTATCCGGCACATGAACGGGAGGCTCGGACCAAGGGCATTCCTACGCTAGGAAGTGGGCTGATTTTCCCGGTTCTGGAAGAAAGTATCGTTGTCGAGCCGTTCGATATTCCGAAGATTTGGCCGCAGATCGGTGGTTGCGATTTTGGATACGATCATCCTTTTGGCGCTGCTCGTCTGGCTTGGGATCGCGATAATGACACGGTGTATGTTACGGCGAATTATCGCGAGCGCCAAACTACGCCGATCATTCACGCCGCGTCGCTAAGGCCTTGGGGCGATTGGCTGCCGTGGGCGTGGCCTCATGACGGGTTGCAGCACGATAAGGGCTCCGGCGATCAACTCGCTAAACAATACCGCGACCAGAACCTGCAAATGCTTCCTGAGCGCGCGACGTTCGATGATGGGACGAATGGCGTTGAGGCCGGCATTTCGGACATGCTGCAACGCATGCAGACTGGACGATGGAAGGTGTTTTCGATTTGCGGCGAATGGCTAGAAGAACGTCGGCTTTATCATCGTAAGGACGGTAAGATCGTGAAAGAGCGTGACGACGTGATTTCAGCCTCTCGCTATGCGCTGATGATGCTGCGGTTTGCGACAGTAAGGCCGGATAGCAAGGGTTGGAAATTTACGCCCCGGAAAGTTGTTTAATGGCTGAGATGACTAACCTTGAGCTTTGCAAGATCGTTGCGAGCCTGGTTCAGGAAGCTGAAGCCTATCGCCGTGAGCAATCGCCAGAGCGCATGCGCGCGATGGAATACTTCGATGGGGAAATGAAGGACACGCCGGCCGACGATGGGAGATCGAGGGTTGTTTCGCGGGACGTGCGCGGAGCGATCAAGAAGGTTCTTCCTTCGATTGTTAGGATCGTCCTTGGGAATGATAAGGTTGTCGAATATCAGCCCGTTGCCGACGGTGACGAGAGGATGGCTGAACAAGCCACGGACTATATCAACTATCTGGTATTCCCGGAGAGCAACGGCCCTGACGCTGTTCATGACGCCATTGATGACGCGCTTCTATTGCGCAATGGCATCATAAAATGGTGGCAGGATAAAAGGGTTGAGATCCAGTATTCTGACCATACTGGTCTGGATGCCATGGCATTTAACCAGCTTGTGGCGGACGATGATGTCGATGTCATCGCGCACACGGAGCGGTTGGAAACGATCGATACGCCGCAAGGCCCTATTCAAGTCCCGTCGCATGACGTGAAAATCAAGCGACGTTGCGTGAAGGCAACGCCAAAGCTGGCCGCGATCGAGCTTGATCAATTCCTGATTCATCCTGATGCGTTGACGCTGCTGGACAGCCCTCTGGTTGGAGAGAACTGCCGCCTGAGGCGTTCCGATCTGGTCGCGATGGGATATGACCGCGGGATCATTGACGCGCTGCCCATGGCAACCAGTCCGTCGCGGGAGGAAGATAGCGAGGAGATGACTCGCCGTCGTGACGTGTTCACGCGGGATGATCTAGAAGCCAAGGCTATGCAGGAGATTGATTATTATGAACTCCTGGTTCGGGTTGACTTCGATGATGATGGGATTGCCGAACTGCGCAGGCTGGTTTTTGCTGGCGGGTTGACCGAGCAATATTTGCTCGAAAATGATCCTTGGGATGAGGTTTATTACGCCGATATTGTCTGCGAGCGCCGCCCGCACCAGTGGGAAGGTAATTCGGTCATGGACGACGTTCATGACATTCAGCGCATCAAGACGGTATTGCTGCGCCAGACGCTCGATAACCTCTATTGGCAAAACAATCAGCAGCCGATTGTTCAGGAGAGCGTGGTTGTCAATCCGGAATCGGTGACGAATCCGGCATTCGGCCAGCCGATCTACGTGAGGGCCGGGACAGATGCCCGCACAGCGTTGGGCTTTTCGGAAGTTCCGATGGTGGCCGACAAATCGTTCCAGATGCTGGAATACCTCGATCACGAAGCGCAGGATCGTACCGGGATTACTGACGCCTCTGGCGGGTTGCCGCCGGATGCTTTGCAGAACATGACCGCGAAAGCTTCCGCCATGCTGGAGCAGGGCGGCATTGGCCAGACTGAGATGATGGTGCGCACCATCGCGGCCAGTCTCAAGCCTGTATTCAAGGGGCTGCTGAAGCTGATTATCCAGCATCAGGATAAGCCACGCACGGTAAGGCTCCGCAATCAGTGGGTGGAATTCGACCCGCGCACTTGGAATGCGGACATGGACGCAACAGTGAATACCGGGCTCGGCGCCGGCACCCGTGAGCGTGACATGATGATGATGGTTCAAGTCACCTCCATGCAGGAGAAACTGCTGGCGGCGTTTGGACCGAACAACCCATTTGTCAAGCCTGATCAGGTTTACAATGCCATATCGAAAATGGTGGAAGCGGCTGGGCTGAAATCTCCAGATCTGTATTTCACTAAGCCTGACCCGCAAGAAGTGCAGGCCTTATTGCAGGCTCAGCAGTCCAAGCCATCACCGGAGCAGGAAAAGACACAAGGCGCGTTGCAGATCGAACAGGCCAAGGGTCAGGTCCAGCTACAGCTTGCCGACAAAAAGATGCAAGTTGACGCCAATCGCGAGCAACAGCAGCGCGACGCTGATCTTGTCGTCAAACGCGCTGAGCTTGAAAAAGAAACTCAGGCCAAGATGCATGATGCCCAACTCAAGGCTCAGGCTGACTCCGACAAACTCGCAATCGAACGCGAGAAGATGGCGATGCAAGAGCGCATTGAAATGGCGAAACTTGCTGCGAACATTCAGCTTGAGCGCGAGAAGATGGACCGTGCCGACCAAAACGCTGAAAAAGATCGCGAAGCCAGTGTGCAACAGGCGCAGGCAGCATCGATCGGCCGGGCGTTTGAGCGTGATCAACAGAGGGCTTCTGCGCAATGACCCGCGCCGAAGCGGCTCGCACTATCTTAGGTATTCCGCTGTTTAACGAACTCATGAATGGCCTTGAGCAGGCATCAGTCGATCAGGCCGTCAACTCGAAATACGACGATCACGAGGCCCGGCAGGCGCATCTAGCGCAGGTCAGGGCCATTCGCGACTTGCGTTCACGCCTCACAGTCATCTCGGAAGAGGACCAAGTGAAGGCCCGCAAGAAGGCGCCGGCCTAACCGGCAACCAAGCCAGAGGACAGACAATGGCAACCGAATTGGCAACCGCCAACTCGGCAGCGGACAATGCTGCCTTGAGCGATAGTGCCACCCTCGCGACTGATATCGATAATCCTGAATCTCTCGACTTCGACGAGGCTGAAGAGCCCAACGAAGAGGCCGATGAAGAAGGGATCGAAGACGACAGCGAAACGGATGAGGGCGAACAAACCCAAGAGGCCGCCGATACCGACAAGGCCAGCACGGACGAGAAGGAAACCGAAAACGCGGAATCCGATGAGGATCAACCTGCGGTCAAGGATGACGTGATTGTCGACGTGCAGGGCGAAAAGCTCCCGTTGAGCGAGCTTAAGTCCGGCTACATGAAGGATCGGGATTACCGGATCAAAACCCAAGAACTCGGCAACAAGCGCCGGGAACTTGAAACGCTAACCTCACGCGTCACCGCATCGGTGGACGCCATTGCAGATCTCCTTGTTAAACAGATACCGCCTGCCCCTGACCCCACTCTGGCTATGACCGATCCCGGCAAGTACGTTGCCGAGAAGGCCATGCACGACGCGATGATGGCCCAGGTTGCATCTGTTATTGAACAAGCACAGGCCCCCAAAGACGCGGCGAACAAGCTCACCGAAGAGCAGCGAAAGGACTATTTGCAGTCCGAAAACGCCAAGCTCGCGGAAGCATTCCCGCAGACGGCAAAGCCGGAAAGCCGGAAGAAGTTCTTTGACGATGCGATCAACGTCGCTAAGGAACTCGGTTATTCCGACGAGGAGATCAAGGGCGCAACCGATCATCGCATGTTCAAGCTGGCATACTACGCCAAGTTGGGGCTTGCGGCCGAAAAATCGGCAGCAAAGGCCAAAACAAAGATCGTCAACGTTCCGCCGATGACGCCTAACAAGCGTCAGCCTCCGAACGGAAAGGCCCGCGCAAACCAGGACGCAATGAAGAGGTTGGACCAGACCGGATCGATGGAAGCCGCAATGGCTGTCGATTTCGATTAACCCATATCCTCACAGGAGGCCATAATGGCCATTATCGCAAATACGTTTCTGACCACGCAAGCGGTCGGAAACCGGGAAGAACTATCCGACGTGGTATCGCGCATCACTCCGGAGGACACCCCGATCTATTCTTTGATCGAAAAGGGCAAGTGCGTTTCGGTTCATCCCGAATGGGAAACAGATGAGCTTGCAGCGCCTGCTGCGAACGTCGTTCCTGAAGGCGCAGAATATGATTTCGATGCAATCACCCCTCCGGTTCGGATGGGCGATTACACTCAGATCATGAGCAAGAACTGGATCATTTCCAACACGCAGGAAGTCGTGTCGGAAGCCGGTCGCGTTCAAAAGCGCAAATACCAGAAGCTCAAGAAGGGCGTCGAAATCCGCAAGGATGTTGAGTTCGCACTTGTGAGCAACACCGCTTCTGTGGGCGGCGCTACCCGCCAGTTTGGCGGCCTCCCGTCGTGGATCGTCACCAACGTATCGCGCGATGGCGGCGGTTCGAATGGTGGTTTCAATACCGGCACGGGTTTGACGGTTGCGGCCACTAATGGAAGCCAGCGAGCGTTCACCAAGTCCATTTTGGATTCGGTGATGCAGTCCGGCTACAACAGCGGAGCGAACTATCGCCACGTTGTGGTTGCGCCATACGTCAAGTCGGTGTTCGTCACCTTCATGTCGGACACGAACGTTGCTTCGTTCCGTTATGCGGTTTCGAAGGGTGGTTCTCGCAATACGATCGTCGCGACGGCGGACTACTACGAAGGCCCGTTCGGCACGGTGATGATCCATCCTGACCGGGTGATGGCGACAAGCGCCGGTGTGGCGCGAAACGCCTTCTTCATCGACCCGTCGATGGTCGAATTCCTCTGGCTGCGCAAAATCCAAGAGGACAAGGGGTTGGCGAAAACCGGAGACGCCGATAAGGGCGTCATCATCGGTGAAGGCACGCTCAAGGTGAAAAACGAGAAGGGTCTGGGGGTCGCTGCCGATCTCTATGGCCTGACCTCTGGTACGTAAGGAGACGAAACAATGGTAACTTATTCACCTATCGTTGTAACCGCCTCCACCACGCTGAGCCGTGCCCGCCATACGGGTGCTCCGGTCGTTGTGAAAGCTGCGGCGGGTCTTACCTTGACGCTCCCGCCCTCCACCGGCTCAGGCGTCAAGTTCGAGATCGTCATCGGCACGACTGTCACCTCCAGCAACGTCGTTATTCAGGTCGCTAACGGATCTGATGTAATGGCTGGCGTAGCCTGGGGCACGCAGGACAGTGGCGATACTGTCAACGGCTGGGAAACAGCATCTACGTCGGACACCATTACGTTGAACGGCGGCAGTAAGGGCGGCTATATCGGGGACCGCTATGTTCTTCAGGACATGGCTGCGAATGTCTGGGCTGTATCTGGATGGGCGCAGCAGACCGGCACGGAGGCGACGCCTTTCTCGGCTGCGGTGTCCTGATCCATCATGCATCAATAACGGGAAAGGCGGTTCTCCGGAGCCGCCTTTTTCATTTGGGAGGCTGAATGTCGGATGAACTGACGAAACATGCGGAGGCGCTCGGCATCAAGGTCGATGGCCGATGGTCTGAAGCTCGATTGAAGGACGAAATCGTCAAAGCGTCGGCCCCATCAAGCACGGTACCCATTCGGCTGCTTTACGATCACTGGTTCAGGGCCGATGAGCGCACTATGGCAGGGTCGGTCGTCAATCTCGATATTGGGACGGCCAAGCGCATTCTTGCCGAACACAAGGGCGAACGCGCTGATCCCTTGCCGGGAGAGGCATGATGTCTGTCTGCGATGAAAATGGGTTTGAATTGTTCGATTGGGACCCGGCGACAGGTCGCTCGGTCTGGCGATATTCCGACGGCGAGAAAACCGTTTTCAGGACGGATTATCCAGTTGATGATCTTCTGAAGATTAACGCTGAACAGCGGACGGTATCGGCTCCCGGATGGGCTGGCGACTTCCATCATGTCGCTTCCGTGCCTTTAAACGTTGTCCATGACGCAGGACTGGCGCAGGCTCATTCTCAAGGAGACGATGCTTTTACGAGGCGCTGGCTGAACGACAGCGATAATCGGGCGTGGCGGACGAAAAACGGAACGCTTTAGGTTGGTTCACTAGATTGTTTCAGCTATAAAAAAGCGGGCTGATTTGGTGCTTGCAACACCACACCAGCCCTAACCGGCCCCACCTGTAAGGAGGTAGAGATGGCTATGAAATCCATATGCCCGAAAGGTTACGGACGTGTTACCCTCGCAGGTAGACGACGAGCAGCACATCGCGTTGTTTGCGAAATAGTTCGAGGTCCTGCCCCGACCGGCCTGTACGACGCAGCGCATTCATGCGGGAATGGTCATCTAGCTTGTGTTAATCCCCGTCATATTCGTTGGGCAACACGACAAGAGAATATTCTCGAAAAGAACGATCACGGAACAATGGCGCGTGGCATCCGCAATGGCAATGTCTCTATGACCGAAGAGACGGCGCGAGCGGTAAAAAGAATGATCGGTTCCATGACGCAAAAAAGTATCGCTGCGAAGCTTGGGATCACAAGGTCAGCAGTGCGAGATATCAAGCTTGGCAAATCATGGGCGTGGCTCTGATGAGCGCTCTTGCCGACTACCTCGACCTCAGATTTGCGGTCGCTGATCATGCCGGCAACCGGAATATATCGGATGTTATGCCGCGTCTTGTTCAGATGGCTGAATCCTATTTGAACAAAGAACTACGCTGCCGGCAGATGATTACGGCGACGACATTGACGCTCACCGACGGTGTCGCGTTTCTTCCTGTTGACTTCCTCGAAATACTGCACGTGTTTGGCTTGTGCGGTTATCGGATGCGTGCAAGCTCGTTGGCCGATGCAAAGCGCCCAGGATCGATGTGGTCTAAATACTCGATCGATGGAATTAGCCTCTACATCAATGGTTTCAGCGGCGATCGCGATATCGAGTATTACGCCAAATTGCCAACACTGACGGCAAGCCCGACTGCCAGCAACTGGCTACTGGAAGAGGCCCCGGATGTTTATCTCTATGCTGTTAGCCTTGAGGCGGCAAAATTCCTCAAAGACGTGGATTTGGCGCAGGCTACCAAGACGCTCCTTGATAGCGCGATGAAAGAACTACGGGTTGGGGACGAGCGAGCGCGTTGGGCGAATTCCGTGGTCCGTGTGCAGGGCTTGACGCCATGAGCCTGCTGTCAATTGCTCGGTCGATTGCAATCAATGCAGGCATTGCGATCCCGTCAGAAGTATTGTCGAGCACTGAGCCTGATGCTCAGAAGATTGTCCAGTTCACGCAAGAAGCGGGCGAGGAGATAGCGCGGCGCGTCGATTGGGGCGCTCTGAGAAAGAGCGCGACGATCACTGGGACAGGAAGCAATGACGTCTTCAGTATGCCCGCTGATTTCGCAAGGCTTGTGGCGGGCAATTCTCTCACGACCGGGGGTGTACCGATCCGTGTCGGCATTAGCGCCGATGAATGGAACTCGCTTACTCCAGTCTCTGGAACGCCGCGCTACGCGATCCTTTTCGGATCAAGCATTTCATTTTACCCGTATCCGATATTAGGCACGACGATCAGTGCCTCTTACCAGAGCAAAAGCTGGTGCGGTGGCGGCACATCATGGGCCAGTGACTCTGATGTTGGTTTAATTCCTGAAGTTCTGATTGAGCAAGGCGCGAAATGGCGCTGGCTTCGGCAGATCGGGGCTGATTACCAGGACCAGCTTGCGGAGTTTGAGTCGGCGCTGAACGGATACGCAAAGTTTGACGACGGGATGAGGCTGCCATGATCCCGAGGGCGGCGAGGTCAGTCCCAAGACAGTCGGCACAGAAACCCGCAAGCTACAAGACTGTCTCGATCCCGGCCCCGACGCTTGGCTTAATCGCAAATTCCAACCTTGCATCTCCTCCGCAAGGCGGCGCGTTTGTTCTGGAGAACTATCTCGCGACTGCTACTGGAGCAATTTTGCGCCGAGGCTCGGAAGCCTACGCGCAGCTAACCGATGCGGGCGACGTCACGGCGCTGTTTACCTACGTCAACGGCAACAACCAGTCGATGTTCTGCGCCACGAGCGACAGCATCTTCGATATTTCAAATTCGGCGTTCAGTTTTCTGGTTGATGACACGGGCGCATCCCTGGTCGATGACCAGGACAATTTTCTGATCGATAGCTCCATCTCCGCGACGGTATCTAGCCTGACGGGTGGCGACTGGTCGTCGGTTCAGTTCGCGACGAGCGGCGGCGTGTTTCTCGACCTCGTCAACGGTGCTGACAAGAAACTGATCTATGACGGGACCACGTTCTATCCGATAGGCACGACCGACCTGATCGCACTGAACTATGACGCTGAGACTGGTGACTTTACGGAAGGCCTAACCCTGACGGGCGGCACGTCGGCTGCGACGGGCACAATCGTCAAGGTGATCGATAACGGCACGACGGGGACGCTCTGGCTTGCCGGGGTGACAGGCACGTTTCAGGACAATGAGACGATCACAGACAGCGCAACCGGGTCGGCAACGGCTGACGGTGCGCCGTCTACATTGTGGGGTAAGGTTGACGGGATTGACCCCGCGAACCTGTCGCAGAATTGGGTTTATAAAAGCCGTTTGTTCTACGTCGAAAAGAACAGCCTGAACGCCTGGTATCTGGCGGCCGACAGCATTTCGGGAACGATTACCAAGCTTCCTCTCGGCGGCGTATTCACGCTCGGCGGTTCGCTCCTGTTTGGCTCTTCGTGGTCACTGGAGACAGGGGCAGGAGGCTTATCCGAACAATGCGTATTTGTGACGACCGAGGGCGAGGTTGCGGTTTTCCAGGGGTCTGACCCTAGCAGCGCTGACTCTTGG